ACATAATCCTTTTGAATTGCCATATTATTCTCCCGATCTACTTAGCCTCAGCTGTAGTATTCTGCTCTAACTCAGATAACTCTATGATAGATATACCTATTTCCTTTGCTAAACTTCTCTCAATGGTCGCACCCTTGGACTTCTCCCAGCCTGGTAGAAGTACCAGCATATCAGACATACCTACCAGTGGTAGGCACACCTCCATGTATTCAGCGTGCTTACCGTTTGGTAGCATATTTTTTAACCACATAGGGTTGACTACATCAGCACCCTTAAATATACTCGTAACTCTATTCTCAGCCTTTAAAAAGTCTAAGTGATAATTCTTATTGTCCGTAATTGGACCGGATAAATACACTCTCATCAGTTTCCTCCATCTTATATCTAACTTCGTTGCCATTTGTAGTTTTAAATATGATAGTATCGGGTGGTATTTCGGTCTTATCGTTGAATATGGGAGATAGTTTTAAATTTACTATATGTAAGATATAATCACAGTCACTATATATTGTTGTGAAAATCATTCTATTATCTAATGACTCATCCATGGGACTACACTACCTCCTTTAACTTCAATCCCCAGTAGATTGGGAAACCACAAGATGTAGACTTCTTATCAAACCACTCCGGGTGTCGCTCCATTTCTGAGTTAAACTTCCTTGCTGATAATATGAAATTACCTTCAGATTTTGACCACATCTTAAATGACTGATATAAGTCCTTAGCCTTGATGTTTGAATTATTATCTCTAACGCATCTCATCTCCAGGAACTGTAAAACTATATCGTTGTCTCTCTCATACTTTGAGATAACTTCCTTTAGGCTACCACTCATTTGCAAGCCTTGTTTCTTATAATGCAGATACCCTCTCACCAGCCACATAAAGATACCACTCATATTGCTTGGATTGCACAACTCATCTTTTAAATGTATATCTTGTTCGTTTGGTGAAAAGTGCCTGTTAAACTCAACCACCTTAATACGCTCTGATGCAAATAAGGACTTATCTGTAACCATTGGTAGGTCATTACAAGATAACCAAAGAGTAAACTGTGGTTTATAGGTGATAGCAGATTGATATAAGGCTCTAGCGGATATCTCCTCACCACCTGTCAGCTGTTTGATTTTCTCTTCATCTAGCTTACCATACTCATTACTCTCGGACATTGTTACAAATCGCTTGCCTTTTAATGCAGCAAGTGTAGGAGATGCCGACTCAACATCCTTTTGCCTATCACCTCTGCAAATCATCCCTACCGGTGCGACCTTGGCATAGTCACCCAGTAATGTTTCTATGGTATTAAGCATGGTTGATTTACCATTCCTGGTGGTCTTACCATGCAGTATGAACATACACTCCTCATTGCTCATACCTAACATTGAGTAGCCTAATGCTCTCTGTAGGAAGTCTGCTTTATCTGTGTCGCCCTCCGTGACTTCGTATATGAACTTCTCCCACCTCTCACTTTTTACATCTCTTGACATAGTGTGATTAAATGCCGTTTGCATTGTAATAAAATCATCCCACCTATGCTCACGAAATGAACAATCAGTTAAGTCGTATGTACCGTTAAGACAGTTTATCAAGTAAGGGTTAGCATCAAACTGTACAGCTGATATATGTAACTCACCAGTTGCATCTTTTAGAATTCTATCCCTCATTCGCCTATCGCCCATCTTATTTACAAAGCTGGTATAAGATTTACGAACATCATCATCCACAATCTCACCGCAATATATAATCATCAGCCTTACAAAATCCTTGATTTTTTCAGATATCAGAATTGCTCCCTCATCTTTTCGCCACGCTCCCTCATGGTAGGTGTACCAGCTTTTATGTTCCGGGCAATATCTAGCCTCTTTGGTGTATAGCATCCCAAAAAGATTCGCCATACCCATTTCCGACCATTCATACCCGGAACTATTCTCATCTGTACTTTCGGGATGTGAATTATAAATCTGATATATTTTATGTGATAAGTCCTCGTCTACAATCACACGCCCATATCGTGTCTTATACAATTCACCCATTATTTACACCAACCGCAATCATGTATATCTAACTTCTCTTCAAGCTTATCTCCAATCTCTAAGAACTCCTCCAAAGTAATTTTATATTTCGTTAAAACCGGTTTAGGTGGATGTCTAAATGGCTTGAATACATGATAGATACAACCGCAATCCCCATCACTCTCATAATCCGTAACTCCAAAATCCTTAACATCTGCTGATACATTATTTACAACAAATGTGGATGTTTCACATGGTAAACTTTCATATGTTTCTATTCGTAATTTCATCTTTTGTACCTCGCTATACTATTACATATTGATTTTATTTCACCATCACTTAGTGGTGGGATACATGCATTTGTATTCACATACAACAGTTCTTTATAAATCTGCAACTTAGAATACCCAATCGTATGCATTGCTCCAGCTACCGAAGTTAGGCTCATATTTCTACCACCACATTTAATCTCGGGATATGTTGGTCGCAATCTTATTCGCCCATCATTATATGCATTCTCCCAACTTGGCGTGTATAGTTTGAAATCCGTTCTTCTCTTATTTCTTTCTTCTCTGTAACCACTAAAATATTTATCTACAATGTAATCAATAGCCTCTTGATTATCTATAATTTCATCATATATAAATACATTCCCTGTTGTTATAAAGTATCTAGCATCCTTGTATATCTCCACACCCTGTAGGTTATTTCTACCTTTGAATGGTAAATTACCTTTTACCAGGATATGGAAACCTCTACCACTTCTTGATTTTTCGGTATAGCTGTGACACTTACCAATGATATCTGCTCCAATCTCACTTAATAAACCATCCGAATCGAAACCTGTATCAATATCAATACCAACTAAGTTACAGCCATTAAACACAAAACCGATATTACTAACATGTCCCTGTTCAATGCATTTAACAGCTGTATCGAAATCCGACCATGTGGTTGAGTTAGTGGAGGATGCTGCAAACCCTGTATAAGGATTTAAGGGTATTTTACTGTTAGCTTTGATACATACCCACTGATTCAATTTTTTAATCTCTTCCGGGATTTTCTCAAACATTTACCCCCCCACTAATTAAATAAGTCCTCTTTCCTTGGCGATATGTTTTTCCAACTGCTTTATAAATCGCCACAATTCGGCGTATTCCATTCCTCGTTGTCTAGCTAACATCTTGATGTTTTCCGGGGAAGTATCGCTGTAAAATGAAATTGCTAATTCCCTATCCTTGGTGGGTAACTTAGATAAAGCCTTGTCACAAGTATTCCAATTCAATTTATCTACTTTTGAATGAAACATTGGATTCCTGTATCTAACATAAAACTTCATACAATGCTCAACATAATCTGATACATAAGATTTACTCATGAAACTCGCCCTCAAAATACCATTTATCGTCTACACATATAGGGTAACCCTCCACATCTGAAGGTCTAACCTTGCCGGTACATGCTATGTTTTTAGCATTCTCTAACGTCATTTTATTCTTTGCAAAATCATTACCGGTAGCTAAAAGAAACCCTACATCACCATTATCATCTACCTTAAATCTATATGTCGTAATCTCGCTTAGTTCGTTCAATCTTTGATTTTTCAACTTGTTGTACCTCCTCTTCGCAATCTAATAAATAAATCAATTGTGCTAGGACAAGTCTAACATCTGCTAATTCTTCTATAACATTAGCCTTAATCCCTCTATTCTCTTTACAAAATGCCTGCATGAGTTCCGACATCTCCTCGATAAGCTGGTTTGTTTGTGTTTTGATTCCGAAGAACTCAGCTATCTTATGTCTATCATCGCTCTGTTCAAGTTTCGTTTTCTTTAACTCATACCACTTTGCTTTTTCTAAATCCTGGTCACCATTTTTAAGAGTATGCCTATAACGGTACTTATAGGCATTTAACTCACAGAATGCTTGTAGTTTTTCTGTACCGAACTTATCGAGCATCTCCTCTATGCATTCTTTTCGACCAGGTATGTTGTAATGGGATGGGTGATTAACCTCTGACATACCAACCTCCCGATCAACCTAATAATGCGTCTATATCTAATCCATTATCACCGGATGCGGACTCAGATTTATTCTCTGGTGCCGATTCACGTGCTTTACCTGTTGGTTCGGTATCAAATCCATCTGCTGGTGACTTATCACCTAAGTTTACAAAAGTAACAGTCTTGGTAGGGTCTTTGCTACTTGGTGCTTTCACATGAACTACTTCTGCTCTTATATAGAGGTCTATCAATTCAGCCGGGTCGACATCCTCGATATCGAAATCATTGAGTGCGGTTTTAGCGAAATATGAAAATGCATTAAGTGCCTTGTCATTGTACTCACCATTCTGGTTAAGAATGTTGTATCTCTCCATATGATTAGAGCCATTTGCTGTAACCATCTTTATTTCTATCT